TGAACTGTAAACCCGGCTAACACAAGTTGTCTTTCTATATATTTAGTAGCAGCGAATCGATCAAATGTTGGATATCCCATGACAAATGCAGGTATTGTCAGAAATATGTCCTTTCTGTATTGCTGAGCTGCATTCTTTATTCTTCTGGAAAACTGTTCATATATCTTTGTATAAATTTCTTTACGAATTTGTTTTCTTATAGTGTCAATTTTAGTGACATCACTTATATTGATCATTACAATTACATTAACTTATTTTTTGCTGAATCAAACTCACCTTTAGAAATATTGGAAATTTCGTCGACAAGCTCGTAATCAACAAAATCCTTACCACACATGTCATCGATGTATGGGTTTATGTTAGAAGGGTTCTGGGCATCAATCGGCTGACTACGAATAGATTTGATAGAGGCGACACCATTCTTAATATGAATAGTAGAAACGACAGAGAAACCAAAAGAGAAACCCATGTCACGAACAACCATAAACATACATTCGTAGATGTCGTTCATGTTTTTGAGGTCATCGTAGCGCTTCTTCAACCTGGCAATCTCCTTTTGAAGTTCTTCAATTTTGGTAACATCGCCCATCATCTTAATCAACTTTGCACGTTCGTTCATTGATTGAATGTCTTCGTTGAGTTCAGACAATAACTGTGCATCATCTTCTGTTTTGTAGTGCTTTAACGCAGTTGTTTCAATTATATACGTGTACAGCCCGGTTCTTCGCAATATCTCATCGTTTGTAACCTTTACGAGTTTATCGATGAGATCGCTATCAACCATAGCTTCCACACGCTTGTATCCAGTCTTATCAAAAATAGGATCGTCCAGACGAACATTGTCAACGGGTTTGTTATAGCCTGACATCCCGAACACTTCCGTGAAACCTTCACGCCTGGTCAAAAATATCACCAGGATTATCAGTACCAGTATGACTATCTTATTCATATACTAATATGCGTTATTATTTTTCAGAAAATTAATCAATATGTATATATAGGATGTCGCTTCTGATATTTAGTCCTAAGTGTAATCATTCGATGGGCATCGTTGAGTTTATAAATAGTAACCCTCAGCTGAAACGACTTGTGAGATTTCACAACATCAATACACAAGGTATACCCCCGATGTATGTGAACAAGATTACACGTGTGCCAACTTTATTAACCAAAAATGGAAAAATACTTGTTGGTCGAGAAATTAAAAACTGGCTGGAATCTTTACTGCCCAATACCGATATTCACCATCACGAACTAGGAGGAACCACATTTACGTCATCTATTGATGGTGATGAAGATGATGATAATATATTTGCCTTGGACAACTATGGCAGAGCTTTACAGCCAGCTATGACAAAGGAACTAGAAGATAAAATAAACAGAAATGTTTCTGAATCATATAATAATATAAAGACATAGTTTCAATTTTAAATAATGAAACTCGTTACAATACAAGCATCCGCAATAAAGTCTATTTTCGAAGTACTTAAAGATATTCTAAACGATGTCAATATTTACTTTAGACCTGATGGCATGTATATAGTGACACTCGATACCGCCAGAAGTTCGTTGGTTGATATGTTTCTGTCAGCGGACAACTTCGAAGAATACGAATGTGAGTCTGAAATTATCGCAGGTATAAATATTTTAAATACTTTCAAGCTTTTGAAGTCTATCACGAACAACGACGTGTTGACCATATCGATTGAATCTAAGGAGTACATGAACATTTTGATTATAAGTGATGTAAAGAAGACAAGTACGACTTTTCAGTTGAAGTTATTGGATATAAATGAAAGCAGGATCGAAGTTCCCGAGGCCGACAGAACGATTGTTACGACGACCATGCCGTCAGTCGACTTTCAACGATTGTGTAGAGATATGTCTAATATTGGTGATGAAATCTCGATTACCAGAGATGGTCACAAGTTTAAATTGGCATGTGAAGGTGAATTTGCTAATCAAGAAACATGTATAGAATGTGTAAACGATGGACCTTATATTTCGGGACTTTATTCTCTTAAATATTTAAACATTTTTGCAAAAGCTACTAGTATGTGTTCTACCGTGCAACTAATTCAAGAAAATGATAATAGATTTTTGATTATGAAATATAATGTTGCAAATTTGGGTGAACTTAAATTTTATTTGGCGACTAAGATATCTGAAGATCAGTAACTTTTCCGCCAATTGTATTGACAACTTTACTCACACCAATGATATTTGTTACCTTTATTTTGGGATATTCATTTTCTAATGTTTCGTCGTCATAATACAAAAGATCTTTTATCATGACATCTTCACCATGAAAATTATTTTTTGGTCCCGCATACCTTCTCACCTTTTCAGTAATGTCTCTCACTGGTTTATCATCATTATCCAGTAAAAATGCATTACTGAAAGGAAGACTAAACGTAAGCTTTTCGTCTTTGGGAACTGTTTTGTTTATGTCATATGTTATGCATTTGTAAATTTTGTCGTTGTACAGATATTTCGTGCGCATCACAATTTTGTCAATGTTCTGAGGTATGCACGTGTATCGGAAATCCATACCGGTGACATTTGAATAATGTTCGTCTAGAATGAAATCCCATTTCCTAGATTCTTCTGCCCAAAAAGCATCTTCAATCAAGAACTTCTTGTTGTGATCCATGTGATATTCGATTTCTTCTGTGAGTATGGTGTAATCCGGAAGTGTTACCAATCTTTTGTACGTTCTATACATCGAACATATTACGCTAGTTAAAAGATTAATGAACATATTTATCTATACTTAAATGGAAGGTAATTTTTTAAGTAGATACAACAACAAGTTGGAAAGTTGGAAACAACAGATACAGACAGACCCTCAAAATAAAAATACATATGAAGCCGAGATGTCTGACTATATAATCAAATGTATGTCTTATATGAATCGTTATACTGACACCACAGAAGAAACGACAGACAGAGATAATGTTTTCAATGTAAAGGAAACCAAGGGTTTACAAAGAAAGGATATATTCAGAGATTATCTTATTGAAGTGGAAAATTCAAACGACTTCTATCGACCACAAGAAAGAAAACACGATTTATGTGAAGATTGTGAAACGAGTAATATAATTCATTTTCACGATACAAGTGACCTAGTGTGTGATGCATGCGGTAAAATTATACGTTCACTTATAAGCGATGAATTGACATATCGAGAGGAACAAGAAACATCTGAGAAAATTATTAATTATTCTTACAAAAGAGAAAATCATTTTAATGAGTGGTTAAGTCAATTTCAAGCACAAGAAATGACAAATATACCCAACGAAGTCATGGAACAACTGCGTGCCGAACTCAAAAAGATGAAAATTAAAAGACTGGATGAGATTACACACGCAAAAATTAGAGGTCTTTTGAAGAAACTTAGACTTAATAAATATTATGAACACGTGCCTTATATAACAAATATACTTAATGGTATCAAAGCACCAAATATGCCTCAAGAACTGGAAGAAAGGTTACGTATCATGTTCAAAGATATTCAAAAACCTTTTGATGACAATTGTCCAACCGAAAGGAAGAATTTCCTCAGTTACTCATATGTTTTATATAAATTTTGTGAACTTTTGGGGGAAGACGAATATTTACGATACTTTCCACTCCTCAAAAGTAAAGAAAAGTTATATCAACAAGATGTCATATGGAAGAAAGTATGCAACCAATTAAGGTGGGAGTATATACCGACTACATGATATAAAGAATTGGAGTACAGATATTTTAATGGTTAATCAATACGAAGAGTATTGTATAAATGATGCAAATTACTTCCTGGAAAGAGCTAAGGAAGCCATGGATGCGAGTAAATCAGATCCAAAAGCATATTATGAGGAAAGTAAAGAACACTGTTCCAACATATGCAAGTTGTTACCTTTCATGGTTCTAATTCAACAAATCGAATCTCAACATCTCGATTTGGAAACGGAGGAAAGTTTATCAGATACGCTTTCTTCAACCCAAGAAGATTCAGATAGTTTTGCGCCTGCAACTCCGCCTGATCGTTGAGATTTTTTATAGTTTTGAACTCCAAAACAACTTCGTTACCTATTATTATGTCTGCTCTAAGATTTCCGACGACGTGACCTTTAAAAGTCACAGGGACTATACGTTCACTTTCATACGGTATACCCAACTCCCTGAGTGACACTTCAACTGCGGTGTGATACACCCTCTCGCTGAAACCAGCACCAAGAGCTGAGTAAACTTCAGAGACGAGGTTTATAATTCTTTCACCGTCCATACTCAAATGTCAGGGTGAATCTTTAAATATTTGAATATACTATACAGAATGAGTGAAATTATACTACTGTGTTGTTTATGCTCTTGCGCATCTTCTGTTGCTGCGGGTTTTGCGACTGCTTATGGTTTGGTTCCCAATACACAACCCTATTATGTAAAGAAATACAAGTTGGAAGAATTAGAAGAACAGTTTAAATCTGTTAACACAGAGACGAATGCTGAACAAAAAGAAAAAACATGTCGAGATGCGAGGAACAAAGTTCAGTCAATGTTAAATGATGAAGCAAAAACAGGTATGATTTTGGGATATTCCGGTTTTAGTTCGAATTACGAAGAATTTCTCGAAAAATATTACGACGAAACGGAATCAAAAAACGCATTTCAAAAATGTGATGATATATTAAGATAGTAATGTGGTGGCCTTTCAAACTCCCAAAACTCAAGCACTCCTTTAGTTTTCTTCTCGGTGAATAATATGAAGAAGACAAGAATTATAATACCAATCAGTGATTCTAAAGTTCTCAGTACACAAGGGTACAAGGATGTCAAAGATATGTCCGAACTTGCTAGACACCGTGCTCTTGCCCGGGTCGTGCGTGCAGGAGAACCACCTCTCGGTTTATTCAGACGTCTCAATGTACTTATGATTCTTTTTAAGAGAACAAAGCCAAAACTGTCTAAGATATTTAAAAAGGACCGTGACTGGGTTAAAGAAAAGTATATGTGAATTTAAAGAATAAGTAATCAATTAATTTATGAATAATTGTGACATATGTTGCGAAAAGTTCAACAAATTAAATCACAAAAAAGTTTCGTGTCCATTTTGTGATTTAATGATATGCCGCACATGTTGTCAGACATATTTATTATCCATCGCTAGTGACCCCCATTGTATGTCTTGCAAAAATTCATGGAACCGTGAATTCGTAGATACATTCTGTACTAAAAAATTTAGAAATACAGATTTGAGAGTGCATCGTGAAAATACACTTTTTGAACGTGAAAAATCTCTCATGCCAGAGACACAAGTTGAAGTTGAGCGAATTCTTGCCATGAGAAAATTGCGCAAAATTATAGATGAACAAAAATCAAAACTAATAGAACTTTATCAAAAACATAGAATCTATTATACATCATTCCCTTCGATAGACGTAGTTGATGAAAAGTTTCCAGATATAAAAGAAATTAGAAAATCTATTAATAAAAGTTTTTCAGATTATAATAATTTGAGAATTAATGGATTTACCATGGAAAATTTGGATACAAAGAAATTTTATAGAAAATGTCCATTGGGTGAATGTAGGGGATTTTTGAATGAAGAATGGTATTGTGGTATTTGTGAATTATCTGTGTGTGATAAATGTAACGAAAAGAAAGACGAAAACCACACATGTGACGAAAATGCAGTGGAAACTATGAAACTTTTATTGAAGGATACAAAACCATGTCCCAAATGTGGAACTATGATTCATAAAACTTCGGGTTGTTCGCAGATGTGGTGCCCAGATTGTCACACGGCATTCAACTGGCATAATGGAAATATAGAGACTGGTAAGATTCATAACCCACATTACATTGAATTTAAAAGAAAGACTGGGTTGGGTAGGGAGCATGGCGATATACCATGTGGGGGTGTACCAACTTATACAGAATTGAGAAGTATAAACTCCTCGCATTATATGCTACATTTTAGAGATGTGATATATGACTTGGAATTTGCAACAAATTATAGATATATTTATCCATATGACAATAATACACCATTAAGAATATCATATATGTTGGGAGAACTATCAGAAGAAAGATTCAAAAAGGAAATACAAAAACGTGATAAGATGAGAGAAAAATTCACAGATATACGAAACATATACAATATGATAATAGACACAGGTGGTGACTGTTTAAGGCAATATATGATTGACCAAGAAAGGCATGATGAAATAGTAGATATATTATTAAATTTGTTAAAATATGGAAATGAATGCATAACAAAAATACACAAAAGATATAATTGTGTATTACCAAGACATTTTACAAAATTTTCTTTGTAAATTATAAGATGTTAATATTATTAGCACTAATTATAATACTTATTTATTTGATACCAGTGTATCAAGAACCCAGAATACTAAAGGGGGTATTGACTTCGGATGAGTGTGAATACATAATAGATAAGTCAAAAGATAAACTTAAATTATCTACAATAGGAAAGGAACAAAAATTGGATGAAAACTACAGAGTCAGCGAAACAGCATGGCTCGATTTAAAAGATCCGATGATAAACAAAATTGCTAAAAAATGCCTGAAAAATATTGATAGACCTATTAGTAATTGTGAAAATTTGCAAGTTGTTAGATATAAGCCCAGAGGTTTCTACGCACCGCATCACGATGCGTTTAAAAATGAAAAAAACAAAAGAATGTACACGTTCATCATGGCTTTAAATGATGATTATCAAGGAGGGGAAACATATTTTACGGAAATAAATAAAAGTTATAAATTAGCCAAGGGTGATTGTCTTTTATTTGACAACTTGGATAATTATAATTTTATAACATCAAAAGCGGTTCATCAAGGAACGGGAGTTGATACGAATGAAAAGTGGATTTGTAATTTGTGGGTTCATATTTATCCGTATAATTAATCTAACTCACCACGATCTATTATTATTTTGCGATTTTCCATGTGCAAATCTTCGACATCCTTTTTATTTTGACCTGTGTAAGGAACTGCATATCCTTCGTCACACAACCACTTGTTTACATTGGTCCAAACACCATCTTCAAAAACCCATACTTCCGCCAAAATTCGCCCAAATTTACCACGACTATCTCTTTCCGGACAACGTAATTCTATTTCAATGTCATCCTTTTCCGAGGCGATCGCTTTGAGACACCATTCCTTCAACTTTTTTTTGGATAAAAGACCGAATTTCTTTTCTTCTTTGTTGGATGTACGAGATTCGGGAGTATCTATCCCTAATAAACGCACTCTCTGACGTGTACAAACGTCAAAGCCTAAATCAAGGGTTACATCTATCGTGTCACCGTCGACTACTTTCTCGAGTGAACTAACACGATAAATGTATTCACATTTTTCTTGTGTATAAGGGATCATTATATATTATGTCCAGAAAATTACAATCTGAGCATCACATTTCTCTTAGAAGCTTCGCTGAGGATTTTATCAACATTTTTGCTTTCTTTTATTCTTCTTATGTACATTTGTTTATTCTTAACACCTAAACCACGCATTCTTTGGATTCGGTTAATTGCTGGCTGTTTGGCACTTTGGTTTAAGTTTTGCTTCTTCTTGTTCCACATTTTACGCACATTTTCCTTTCTTTTTTTATTGGTTATGTTCTTTCTTGCATTTGATAGTATTTTTTGTGGATCTTCACCTCTGGATAATCTATTCATATATCGCTTTCTATTTTCTCTAGTAAGATTTTTCATTGATTGAAGTTTAGAAGAAAGATTTTTAACACCTTCGATACGCTTACGCTCTTGTTCCTTCTTTTTCTTGGCTTCAACTTCCTTTTGTGCGTTAGACAATACCTTGTTACTGCTTTCACCTCTGCTAAGTCTGTTCATAAAACGCTTACGGTTTTCACGGGACAAGTCTGTCATTGATTGAAGTTTAGAAGAAAGATTTTTAACACCTTCGATACGCTTACGCTCTTGTTCCTTCTTTTTCTTGGCTTCAACTTCCTTTTGTGCGTTAGACAATACCTTGTTACTGCTTTCACCTCTGCTAAGTCTGTTCATAAAACGCTTACGGTTTTCACGGGACAAGTCTGTCATTCGTTGAAGTTTTGATGAAAGATTTTTAATACCTTCGATACGCTTACGCTCTTGTTCCTTCTTTTTCTTGGCTTCAACTTCCTTTTGTGCGTTAGACAGTACCTTGTTACTGCTTTCACCCCTGCTAAGTCTATTAATAAAACGCTTACGATTTTCACGGGACAAGTCTGTCATTCGTTGAAGTTTGGATGAAAGATTTTTAATACCTTCGATACTCTTACGCTCTTGTTCCTTCTTTTTCTTAGCTTCAACTTCCTTTTGTGCGTTAGACAGTACCTTGTTACTGCTTTCACCCCTGCTAAGTCTATTCATAAAACGCTTGCGGTTTTCACGGGACAAGTCTGTCATTTGTTGTAATCTACTCGC